TTTACAGAAACAATTTCCTGGTGGAGTTTTATCTTTAGTAGGTGCAAATAGTGCTAGAGGTTTCCGAAGAGTAAGTAGAAGGATAGTTCTGTTCGATGAAACGGATGGCTATCCTGCATCGGCTGGAACAGAAGGTGATCAAATTAAGCTTGGTATAGCTAGGACACAATATTTTTGGAATAGAAAAATAGTTGCTGGTAGTACACCGACTATTAAAGATTTTTCAAGAATAGAACGATTATTTGAACAGTCGGATCAAAGGAGGTACTACGTTCCATGCTGTCATTGTGGTCACATGCAGTATTTGCGTTGGCCTAACATGCGTTGGCAAGATGATGATCCATTGACTGCTTCTTATGCGTGTGAAGAATGTGGTGCATTAATTCCTCACAGCAAGAAAAGATGGATGGTTGAGCGTGGTGAGTGGAGAGCAACGCAGCCTGGTAATGGTCGTCATGCTGGATTTCATATTTGGGCAGCTTATTCTTATTCACCAAATGCAGAGTGGTCGAACTTAGTAGAAGAGTTTTTGCTAAGTAAAAATGATCCAGAACAATTAAAGACGTGGATTAATACGACATTGGGTGAATGTTGGGAGGATGAATACGCAAGCAAGGTTGGTGCTGATGGGTTGATGGAAAGAGCAGCCGTTGAAAAGTACGAAAAAGGTGTACCTCCAAAAGAAGTTCTCATGTTGAGTCTTGGATGCGACGTGCAAGACGATAGATTGTCTATGAGCCTCTGGGGAATAGGTCGTAATGAGGAAATGTATTTAGTAGATCGAAAAGTTATTTATGGTTCTCCAGCTAGGGCAGATTTATGGAAGCAAATGGATGAAGTATTAATGGATAAATATAAAAATGAAGATGGAGTTGAGTTGAAGATTGATTCAGCAGCAATCGACACTGGAGGTCACTTTACTCAAGAGGTTTACCAGTACGTTCGAGAAAGATCTCACTTAGGATTAATTGGGATTAAGGGTATGGGCCAGAAAGGTAAACCACCGATAGGCAAACCAACAAAAGTAGATATAAACTTTTCAGGAAAGGCATTAAGAAAAGGGGTTCAATTATTCCCTGTTGGGGTCGATACTATAAAGACAACACTTCATAACAGGTTAAAAGACGCTGAATTAGGTGATGGTTATATACATTTCTATCCAACAATCACCACCGATTACTTTCAAGAGTTAACAGCAGAAAGACAAGTGTTGAGATATAAACACGGATACCAAGAACGAGTTTGGGTTAAAAAAAGCAATGCTAGAAACGAGGCTTTAGACGAAATGGTGTATGCCTACGCTGCATTTTGCAGATTTAAACAAAGATATGATCGAAGAACAATTTGGGATCAATTAGAAAAGAAGCGTAACCCTGAAGAGCCTAAGCAGGAGGTTCCGCTAAGATCAGGGAGACAAAAAGCAGCTAAAAAGCGTAGTTTTGTCGCTAATTGGTGATTAATCATGCCTATTCCTTCTAAAGTTCGTGCTGGAGACATACTCCAATGGCGAGATTCGGAAACAGAAGATGTATTTGGTAACTCTATTACCAGTACTGATTGGAGTGTTACTTATTATTTAAGGACAAATACTGCTGCCGAAGGCGCAACTGTTACTAGCACAGCGTATTTATCGGGTTGGCAATTTTCGGTTGCATCGACTGTTACAGCTAATTTTGATGCTGGAACTTGGTATTTCCAAGCAGTTGCTGATAAATCTTCAGCAGAAAAACAGACAATATTAAGTGGTCAATTTGAAGTTTTACCTTCTCTTGTATATAGCGGTACGGCTGCTGCCTTTGACGGCAGAAGTCAAGTTAAAAAAGATTTGGAGACAGTGCAAACTGCAATTAGGACGGTAGCTAGTGGTGGAGGAGTAAAAGAATATAAGATTGGATCAAGAAGTGCTAAAAAATATGATTTAGCAGATTTACTTCAGCTTGAAGCTACTTTAAAAGCTGAATTAGCTAGAGAGGAAGCATCTGAAAAGATAGCCAATGGCCTTGGCAATCCTCGTCAATTGTTTGTCCGTTTTTAACTGAGGAAACCAATGGGAATTGTAAATGCTTGGAAAGGATTCTGGACATCAGGAGATGGGTTTGCTCAATCTGCTGTTTCAGATATTGTTCGACCAAAACGACAAATTAGAGCTTATCAAGGTGCGGTATCAGATCGACTGACAGCTAATTGGATGAGTAGTCAGTTAAGTGCTGACGCTGAGATAAGGGGAAGTCTTAGGAAGTTGAGAGATAGAAGTAGGGAAATGGTTAGAAATAATCCCTATGCAAAGCAAGCAAAAAGAACGACGCAGATAAATGTTGTTGGAACTGGTATGAAGTTCCAGTCTTTAGTTACGCAGGTAAGAGGTAATAAAAGAGATCAACGAGTCAACAAAGCGATTGAAGAAGCGTGGGCTGATTGGTGTAGACCAGAAAATTGTGATACAGCAGGCCGATATAGTTTTCATCAATTTGAATGGTTAGCCACAGGAGCATTACCTGAATCTGGTGAGGCAATATTTAGGATTGTTCGCAGGCCATTTGGCGATAGTGGCGTTCCTTTAGCTCTTCAATTGATTGAGGCTGATTTATTAGATGAGGAATATAACGGCAAAGTAACAGCTAAAAATAATGAGTGGAGAAATGGTGTTGAAGTAGATGAGTGGGGTAAGGCTAAAAGATATGCAATTTTGACTAGACATCCAGGTGATGCTTACTACTTAAACGCACCTAATGCAGGGAAAGATCATGTCTTCTTGCCAGCGTCAGATGTAATTCATTTATTTATGCCTGAAAGGCCAGGGCAAAACAGAGGTGTGCCTTGGTTCCATAGCGTGATGGCTGATGCTCACCAATTACAGGGCTACGAAGAAGCTGCGGTAGTCAGGGCAAGGGCGGCTGCAAGCATAATGGGATTTATTCAAAATAATGAAGGAGAGTTGATTGGCGATGATGTAGATACTGGTCAACGAGTTAATGACTTTCAGCCAGGTCAATGGAATTACCTAATGCCAGGTGAATCTGTTCATGTACCAGATATTGATTATCCAAGCCAGCAATATGAAATGTTCGTCAAGAATAAAATTCGTAGATTTGCTACTGGATTTGGATGTTCGTTTGAAACGATTAGTAAAGATTTTAGTGAGACTAATTATTCAAGTTCAAGATTGTCGTTGCTAGAAGATAGGGAGCATTGGAGATTTGTTCAGCGTTATTTAATAGATAATTTCCATTATCGAGTTTTTAAAGAATGGCTTTCTTTAGCTGTATTAAGTGGTGAGCTTGATTTCGCTGATTATTCAGCAAGGCCACTTAGATATTGCAAGCCAAGATGGACACCACCTGCACAACATTTCGTAGATCCCTTAAAAGAAGTAAAGGCTTATAGGGAAGCAGAGCAAGCTGGCTATATGACTAAATCACAAGTCATAGCAGCAACAAATGGTGGTGATTATGATGATATAGCTGCTGAACTTGCAAGAGAACAAGAGATTGCAAAGAATTTAGATATAACATTAGATAAGGACTTACAATTTGAACCAGTTCAACAAGAGCTTGAGCTTGATGTCGGTCAAGTTGAAGAGAAACCAAAACCAACACGCAAAAGGAGGCGTTCTAAATGACAGACGAAGTAAGAGCAGAAGCTGACGAATTGAAAGTTGGCGATTTTGTTTCGTGGAACGCTTCTGGTAATCGAGCCGAAGGCAGAATTACTAAAGTTGTTAGAGATGGTCGTATAAATGTTCCTAGTAGTAGTTTTGAAATTGTGGGTACAAAAGATAACCCTGCTGCACTAATTAAGATTTATAGGGATAATAAAGAAACTGATGACATCTATGCTGGTCATCGTTTTAGTGCATTAACTAAAATCAAGCCCATTCGCTCTTCTGAAAACATGGAACAAGAAACATCTATTGAAAGGAGAGATCCTTTAGAAAAATATCAAAGAACAGAGCTTACAGAATTTAAAAGTGTTGGAAAAGGTCGTACTTTTGAATTTCCTTTTAGTTCCGAATACCCAGTAGAAAGATATTTTGGTAAAGAAGTGTTAAAGCATGATGACAATTCTATTGATTTTAGTCGTTTAAATTCTGGTGCTGCTCCACT